TGCAGTCGAGTGGGTCAAGAACGTCGAGCAAGTCTCCGAGAATTGAGTTAGCCAAATTCTCGCAGAATGTACCCTTCTGTCGGAAACTCCAAAGGTAAAGTTTCAAGCTTTTCGATTCCAAGCACAGCTTGTTCGGACTGTAGTGAATGCTCACCTTATCCCAATCCGGCTGTCCGGTTACAGGACAGAGGCTTGTTACTTCTTCGCTTTCCATCGTCACTCTTGTCACGTCTGCAGGCTTGGCAAACGTCTCCAACGACTTTTTCGAAGGCCTTCTCACCTTCTTTCCGAGTGCTTTAAACTGTTCTGTCATCTTCCTCACTCCATCTTTACGACTTCAACGACTGTTGGTATACCTTTCCTCACTCTGATATGTCCGTAGCCTAGCTCCGTAGCTTGGTAGCCGGCGTTTTCTGTGTAGCTTGAGATACCTTCTGCGTATGCGCGAAGGAAGCTACCGCAACACATCCAGTGCCTATCATCATCATGGATACGATATAAGCCTTTCGCTTTATCAACCCAAATCTTCCCCGGTTTAGAATACGCCCCTTGCAGCTCAAGACTCTTGCTGATAAGAACAAGCTTTTCTGTAGGCGGATGGTAGAGACATTGGTGATAATGTCCACATGTCACAATGTCGCAGTCGTCGACAGGAAGGTTTCTCAGGTTGCGTTTCAGTCCGATAAGCTGATTGGTTCTCCTCTGAAGTTCATCACCTGCTCTGCTGTTGATAACTCCTGCACCGTGCCACGAACCGAGTCTCCAGTTGTCGAATAGAGCTTTGACAAATGTTGAATCTGCATATACCGTATTCCAGTTCGCAGCGATGTCATCGTTCGGTTGATAGATGTTGTGTATCTTTGCCTCATGATTACCGTCGAGCAACCAAAGCACCTTATCTGCTATGGGTTCTAACAACCGCATGAAGTCGTTGCGCTGTGCATTGAATCTTGTCAAACGATTCCCGTGTACAGAAATGCTGTACCGGCTATCTGTGATTGCAACCGTTTCCAGATGGTCTCCCTGAAGAATCACATACGAGTGCTTTTGAGCAGCAATCGCAGCGACCGCTTTCTTCACCATTTTTTCGCTCATGGCTGCGTTACCATCATGGAAGTCGTTCAATTCATAGAGGTCATAATTCTCTGGAAGCGGAGCGTATGGAAGCTTTTCTGCAACTATCCGCCCGTTATCCATTCTCACACTTGTCGTCATGTTTCTGAAGTCGATGTGTTTCATCTTTTCATCTCCGGCTGGTTACGTATTCAGCGCAACTGGAACAGGTTTTCAACCCTATGCTTTTTCGGTCGTTATTCCCTCCGCATCTCGAACAGCCTCCCGCCAAAATGCGTTTCTGTCGATACGCTTTAAAGAGCGCAAGACGTTTAAGATAAGCAGAACTCCGACTGTTTCTGATTCGTTCATTCCATCTTATGTAGTTTGCATTCCACGCACATTGACGGGAACAGTATATCTGTGGGGATTTTCTTCGGTAGTGCGGGTTGGGAGTGAATTCCTTTCCGCAATGTCCACATCTCATTCCTGCGCCCCCATTATCCGCCGAGCCATCGCTGAACACTCTGCTGCTTTTTCAGCTTCATCGTCCCCGAAAAGCTTTGAAAGCCCTTCAGCGCACTCTTCTTCTGTAAGCGGTTTCATCGGTGGTACGCTTGATGGAGCAGGTTCTTCAACCGGCATTCCTCCGAGCAACTCGATAAAGTCTTTGATATCAAGCACCACGAGGTCGCGCTTGAGTCGCTTCTCGTGCACAACGAGTAGTACTTTCTTCTGTCGGTCTTTCTCATACTTCTGTTTCGCACATTGGTCGCGGGCGATGTTATACCATCCGACAACGCTTATCTGACCCTGACCTCTGTTCTTCACTTCGATGAAGAAGTTATCATGGAGCACATCCCCTTTCATATCGGCTGATGAGCCTGAACACGGAACTCGCTTTCCATCAAACAGCATTGCTATTCTTTTCTCCCCGTCCTTCCAGTATGTCGTAGGTCTTACCATGTTTTCGACCTCCGTAACATTGGTCGTAGTATTGGCAGTAGGTGGCATCCTCACCCTTGCCATAGGTACATTCCCAGTCCTTCTTCACCTTCACAGGCGGCATCATATTTGTCTTCAACGCTTCATGGAACGTCTTTGCCAAAACTTCCAAACACTCCAGGTTAAGCTGTAACTGCTCCCGTGTCGGATTAATGTCTATCTTCAAACAGTTGCGCAGAGTCTGGTAATACAATCTCCCTTTTGGAATTGCTTCACACCAGCAGTAGAACATTACCTGTGAAATGTGGTCCTCTCTTGCGCCATCTTTCTCGATGTAGTACATCTGCTCCACAGTCTTCCAATCCGCTACCGCTCCGTCGTCATCGATGAAGTCGAGACGACCCGAGATAACTATGTTATCGTTCGGTAATCTGTGTGTCACCCGTATCTGGTTTCTAGGATATAGATGCGTGTATAGTTCATCGAAAACGATGCCGTGAAACATTGCTACATTCCCTTTGAAATCCGCTGGAAGAGGGTGCCTGCGATTGAGATACGACTTCCTCAGACACCCGAGGAGCTCTGTTACGCTAACCCTTGAATCATCGCTTGGTCCCCATTCTCTGGTCATCCGCTGGTTGATGTATTTCTGAACCCTTGGTGGGAAATCTTTAACGCCCATTCCTCTTCCTCCTTAATCCGCTTACGCCGCTGTGCGTGTATTCGCTGCCTTCCGCGATGAGATGCCATTTCGGCGGATGACTGTCAATATTGTGTATCTCCTGATACAGACACGTTGTTGGTATTTCTGCATGTTTCGAGCTTGATTTTGACCTACACCGTCTTTCACACCCTTGGCATGAATAACGCCATCTCGTGCGTGTTGTGCTGCTTGTCATAGCAAAACACCTTGCTGTTCCCGTTCGCTTCGGTTGCCGTTTATGCGAAACAGAACGTCGCTACGCACGGATTTCAGCACGCGTTCTTCACCTTCAAGTCTAAGCTTTTCTCTATCCCAATCGCTACGACTTGCACTTCCTTTCTGCAACCGAATTGCACCTCTATACCGCTGCTCAACATTTTGAAGCATCCACGTCAACTCGCTCCTTCTGATAGCATACTCCCATTCCACTCTTTCTGAACGGGATGAAAATGTCTGATAGCATTCTGCTTGCTCAGGGCAGTCTTTGCATGCGATGTAAAGATGTGATGGACAGAGCGGATTGTTTTGACAAACATCTTCAGCCACGGTTAATCACCTTTTCCTGCATTCCGGTCGAAAGGAATATCTGCTCACCCCAATGAGAAGATATCGTAGCTATTGTTCCTTTGAGTTCCCAATGAGACAAGCTTGAAGTGTATTCATTATCTGGTGTGACAATAATTATCGTTGTAACATCGCGTTCCTTCAGTTCTCGAAAGAGGTCATACTGGATTCCGAAGCCGTTAAACTTACCGCATTCTTGGTCAAGCTTTCTCCACGCAACATAGGTCTTTCCGTTGATTAAACCTTTGTAGCCTTTACCAACCCCTCTACCTCCGACTATCTTACCCCAGTATTGACCGCTGCGTCGGATGACTTCAACTGTCATTGCTTCACCTTCTCCTCGTGACCGCATTTGCAGAACCAGAAGCGGTCCAATGTTGCGCCGTCTGGAAAAGTTTCGACCCCATACTTCATAAAACGACCGCACTTGGGGCAGTTCACGGTTTCACCTTCCCCTCGTGACCGTCTCTTACGGAACGAATCATTTCTTCATAGTTGCAGTTGGGGCAATGAATCCAAGTATCGCAACCATCCAGCGGACTTAGCCAATCTTTCGGATTGGAGTAGTTGTAGCGGTCGTAGAGATAATCGTCAACCGTTATCTCGCTCCCGCACTTTGGGCAGTTCATTGGTTCAGTCATAGCGGTAACCTCTCCTTCAGCCAACGTTCACACCAAACCCAGTTCTGCCAAACCTTATCTGTATCTAACTCGGCTAGGTCGAGAACATATAGCCTTATTCCTTTCACATGTTCTTCGTACTGCCTCTGCTTGAGCAGGTTGCCTTGCTTGGTTGCGTGGGTCTCGAACTCAACAACAACCGGAACGTCAACAGTCGTTCTTGTGTTACCGATGATACGTCTCTCCTTCACAATGCTGTAAAGGTCGGGTTCGCAAGGCATGTTGTACAGCGACTTAAAGACAGATGTATCCTTTATCGGGTAGCCTGCTTCAACGAAGAGTCTTTCAGCTATGAAGCGCATCGTGTCGTGTTCATGGTCGCCGTGCTTACGGTGTTGCCAGGTTAGTTCACTCATGTTGTATCCCTCATCTGCTGCAACTCCTCGAGCACTTCCTCAAACAACCTTCCTGGTCTGCAAGCTTTAATTTCCTTCTTCCGTGATTTGAGCCAATTGACATCAGCCTGACGGTCTCCATCTCTCCGCTGACAGAACTGTCTCACTACTCTGTCCCACATGAGTTCTTTCTCCACATTTCTCCTTTGCTGTTCGCTGCGCATCGTATGGAGCTCCGCTAAGCGGGTCTCCAAGCGAGCGGTCTCTCTGTCTAGCACCTGACCTATTCCGCACTCTTCCGCTAGCTCGCGAATGCAGTTGCATACCCAAGCCGAACGGTTGGTGATGATGCCCAACGCTTCGAGCTCCTGAAGCGTGAGCAGGTCATCTTCGCTGATGCTGATACAGATGCCTTTCGATTCCGGCATCCATTCAACTCGGCTTCCCCATTGGTCGTGCTGGTTCCCCGAGACTTCCATCCTGCTTCAGGAAGCTTGCTACGTGTGGGTCAGCATCTGTTCCGCTGCATATCACATATGGCTCTTTGTTTCTGTTCGGTCGGACTTCGAGCATCTGTCCGCACACTTCACATGTGATTTTCTCCGGCCAAACATTTCCGAACTTATCCTTCCGTACACCGTGTTTCCACTTCTCATCCTCCGTCGGCTCAGCTGGCTTAGTTGGCTGAGCTGGTTGGGCTTTCGGTGGTTCAGGAAGCTGTGTCTGTTCCGATACCGGTGGGAAACCACCCTGTGTTTTCTCAGGCGTCTTTTCAGGCACCTTTTCAGCTGGCTTAGCTGGTTCGGAAGGCTTTTCCTCGGGCTTTTCAGCTGGCTTCTCGTTCGGTTTTTCAGCTGGCTTTTGAGCAGGTTTGGTAGCACCGTGAATTGCTTCGCCTGCGGTGTTATCCTTTCCAACAGCTTCATCCACCGAAATCTTCACGAACTCGCTGATGTGTTGAAGATACATCTTAATCTTCATGTCATCTTCCGAATGTAGTTCACCTGGTGCAAACTGCACGGTTATCCCGCGACTTGCTTTCGCACTTTCATACTCCTTTGGATTGACGGTTCGTCCGTCTTCCACATGTATTTCCGTTATCCATGCCATCTTCTCTCTCCTTTCTCACACGCTGGTGCATTGGGTTTAACTGGGGTTTGTTTCTCGATACAATACTTGCTGTACCATCCGACGAAACTCTTACACTCTTTACAGACGAGTGGTTTTTCCTCTTGCCCCATCCGTGATTACCTCCTTCTTGTACTCCTCTGGAATAGCTTCTGCAGCAAAGTGTGCAACAAGCTCAAGCGGAACAGCTAGCACGGTCTCGTATGTATCCGCTCTATTCTTCCAGATGACTTTCATCCATCCGCCATCTATGGCAAGTGTGATTGTTCCGTTGTTTTTTCCATTTTCGGTGTATTCCATTCCTTCACCTCCGGTTTCTTCATAAGCTCGCCTTCCGCTACGCGCACATCTAGACGCATGTTCATCATCAATGATGTCGCAGTTGGCGTGAACACAATTTCATGCTTACGGTAAATCTCCTCATTCTTCGCAAGCAAATCCAATGTGTAACCCGTCTTCAAAATCTGGAACTGGAACTTCTCCTTCCTGCTGCGGAGGAATTCAACTTGCTTGTCAAGCAGTAGCACATCATCCATATACGTTGCATAGAGCACGATATCTTTTCCACTTGCTGTTTGTCTCTTCAATTCACCCTCTTTCGTGTACCCGAATGCTGGAAGGAGTGAATGCATCACAGGGTTATCTCCGACAACTGTGTCCTGAACCTTTCTCCGTCCTTCAAGGAGACATTGAAGAATTTGAACCATGTATAGTGCAGACCCGATTCCTCTCCGTCTGAACTCCGTATGAACCATCACCTTGCCGTGATGAGCTACGTGCGCTTGCTTCCGTCCTCCTATCTCGGCACACCCAACCATTGTGCCTTCGTCATCAATTGCAACGAAAAGCGATGGCTTAAACATATTGTCTCTCACCTGATGCTTGATTGCATCAAGGAAGGTGAAACCCCCGAGCTCTGCTATCGCACACTTATGGTTGAAGAGTCCTTGTATTGTATTCTCTTCATTCGGTCGCGCAAGTCTGATTTCAACTATCATCGCTTCACCCTTTTTGCCTCAAGCGTCTTGACGCGCTGGATGAGTTCGCTCATATGTTCATCCGCTATCTTCTGCTTCGTTTCTAGCTCACACACTCTGTCTTCCACTGTCGGCAGGCACGCCGGTGGTCTTGGTCCGCTCATTTCTTCTTCACCTCACCATGTGCTGTTCGTCTGTGTTCTGCCCAAGCTGAAGAAGAGCCGCTCCAGCCGCATCCACAGCGTATTGGTGTTGAACCAACCTTCAGCGCCTTGAATCGACCAGTCTTTTGTCGCTCGGGTTCCTCCTTACGTGACATTCTCTTCATTCTCCAGCATATACTCGGCAAACGCTTCCCAGCCGTCGAAAATTGCTTTTGCGTGATATCGCACCCAAGGATGTCCAGCTACGCCCCGACCGTCGATGACAAAAATGACCTTGTGAGCCATCTTTGCGTACACAATCTCCATGATTGTGCCGATTGAAAGCTCATGATTCAGGAGTGCAACAATTCCGTCTGCAGCTTCAATTCTAGCGATGTCGCCTTCCACGACTGCTTTGAAGTCGCAGTCCCATGCCTTCTTCTGATTGGTGTCTACTGCTTCGACATCAGGACGCTTGACATCGTAGAATGGGTTGTCGAGTTCAATACCAAGCCTTGCTTCTAGCTCGAGTTCAATTTTCCGAACATCTACTCTGCTTCTAAATGGGTGTGCTAGATACAGTTTCATTTCTTCTCACCGCCTACGCTTCTTCCAGTATCCGTCTCCGGTGATGACCATATCTAGCAACGCCCGCCTTTTCGTCTTTCGGACGGGCGCATCAATCACTGTACCGCCCATCTTCCCTCTTTGACGGTAATGGTCGTTGCTACCATATCCGCGTCGAACGCAATCACAACACGGATTTGGGTCTTCGAGAATGAACTCATTGACACAATCCTTGCATCTGTCTACCTTCTCTTCGTGACCTTCATCAAATCCGCAAGAGCAACGATAATGGATGCAATCTCGTCTTCCGTGAAGCACACACATTCGTTCTAAGTAGAAGTCGTTCGTCTCGCTCCCGCACTTAGGGCACTTCATGGTTTCTCGACCTCCGATTTCATAAGACAGTCTCCGGCCCAGGGACAATCCTCACATTCATCATCATCTCTCGATGTGCCGTAGCATTCAGGAAAATTCGGCTTCGCCTTCCCCTTCTTAGTGGACAGACTTCTCACCGCCTACCTTCGGGTATTTTGAACACCGGTCATAATGTTTTGTGAAACTTCCGATTGTACGAAACTTCTTTCCACATCTGCAAGTAATCATGGTTCCACCTTCGCCTCGTGACCGCAGGTTGAACAATGCCAATGTATCTCCTCGTCGGGCCAATCTGCTTCTTTCTCCATCTCGCTCCCGCACTTGGGGCAGTTCATCGGTTCACCTTCTCCTCGTTGTCTAAGGTAATTCTCCGCAGTGTTCTTCCTTCACAGTCGAGCTCCCGAACGGAGAACGATAACTCCAAATCTAAGTCCCATCCATCCTTCTCTACGAACTCCTCAAACGCTCGCTTTGCTTTGGACAGGGCTTTGAAGAGGTCTTTCTCTATATCATCGCTCATTACTTCTCAACTCCACCCTTCCGGTTTCTTTACCTTCCTGTAACCCTCCGAAAACCAGTTACAAGCCTTTTCATCCTTGGTTGTTCCTTGCCAACCGCAGAAAACGGTTTTATGCTTCGGGCACATTTTCCCGTAGTTGTTTACAGCTGTTTTCAGCCCTCTGTACTCGTTGCTAATGGCGATAGAAAATGAACCGCAGCCTACGCCGTTCCATCTACCCACGACTTCCCCGCCAGCATCTTTCACTAACTTTTCCAACCTCTTGCAAGCTTTATTTGAAAAGAGCCGCCGGATGCCGATATCGAAAACAATAACAACCCCACCGCTGTTGATGGGGGAAAACCCGGTTCCGAGCGATATATGCAGTTCGGACACGCTGGCATGAATTCCGTGGTGCTGGAGAATTGCGCCCTTTGGTTGCTTCTTGTTAATCCATTTTATACCGTTTTCGATTAGCTCTGCAACCCTTTCCCAGTCTATTCCTCCTGGCATGCTCATGATTCCTTCACCTCCACCAGCTTTGCACCCAGCTTTGCTGCGCAGATATTACAGACGAGTGTATCTGCTGATGTGACTGCATCGCAAGCAAGACATGAAATGCCGTCCTCCAACTTTCCGATAAAGTCGGCAAGGAACACTCTTTGCTCCGTTCTCCGCTTGAACATCCTAAGCGGTGGTCGTTCATGTGGGAGCGGTGCGATATTACCAAACTCCGTTGGGTTGTAGTAGCATCGAAGTACTGCTGCTATCTTGCAGCGTTCGCCAGAACTGCAGTGCTCACACTTGTAGCATGCGTGCATATGCTTCTTCAGCGTCATTCCTCCGCCCCCTGCTCTTCGAGCGCTTCCTTCTCACTGATGAACTTCGCGTTCATCTTATGTCCGCTGAGCAGTTGCACCAAGCTCTTGAAATCGTCACACGTCACGATTGTCTTCAACGTGAGGTCGAATCCTTCGATTGGTGGCTGGTTGAACTTCGGGTTCGGAACCTTCACTGCTTCTACGTGCATGAGCACTAGCTGCAGTCCCATGTCGCCGAAAATGAGTTGTACGGCGGGCACCGAATCCGCCGTAACATCTTGCTGAGTGGCTGGCTGAGAGGACGCCACTCAAGCCACCTTCTTTGCAATCATTGCCTCCTTGAGCAGTTGTGCTTCCTTGCGCTGTTGCTCGAGAGCTTCGGTGTACTTCTTGTGCGCTTCGATTCCTCTGTCGAGCAGGGCATCGTATCCTACGGTGAGCAGGTCTGTTGCCTTTCGCGTGTAGTACGTCGTTGAGCTTAGACGTTCTGAACCCTTCGCCCTATACGACAGCCACGCTGTGCTCGCGTTGTACAGCGTCCATGCGTTCAGACCAACGGTCTTCACCATCGGCTCGAATGCCGAGACGTCCGCAGCTATCTCATCGATGCCGCGCTTCGGAAAGCTGAGTCCCCAGAGAAGGTCTTCAACGTTGCTCTCAGCTATCACAACGTTCATTGCAGCTTGCACCTTGTCCGAGAGGGTTGGGATTCCATCCAACAGGTTCTCTACCAGCTCGGTGTATGATTCTACTATCCCGTCAATCTCCTTCTTGTGGCTGAAGCGAATCTTTCCGAGCAACGCTCCCCAAAGGCAGTAGTTCGAACACACCATCCTGATACCGAAAATCTCCGCTCCGCATGTGAAGTCGGTGTTGTAGCTGTTCTGGATGCTCACGCCGAGCATTATCGGGTCGTCGTGCTCCTTCAAAAGCTGCACGGTGAAGTCCGGGTTAGCAAGAACAACGTGTCCTCGTGTACTGCCGGTTCCCACTTCATCGAATCTTCCGACGGGCTTCAGCTTTCTTTCCAAAGCCAGGTCATACAGGGGCTTCACCATCTCGATGTCGTTGATGGGTTGCCAATCCTTCTTCACGATGCTGTACAGCTTACCCGACTTCGTGCTTACGATTGCCTTGTGCTTCGGGTCTATTGCAGAGCCTTCCACACCGATATGAGGGTTCTTGCCCTGAATGTAGACGCTCCGTTCCTCGACACTGTCGAGTTCATTCATTCGCTTGCCCAACCCCTCAACGTCGATAAATTGAGGGTTGTTTAGCCTTGCGCCCCAGCAGCTCATGTCATTACCCGAATTCCGCGCAAACGGGTATTCGGGCTCAATGAACCGCAGCCCTGACTCATGCTGAATCACGTTCTGCTGTTCTGCCAATCGCTCTCACACTCCAGACTAGTTGAAGCTAGTCCTGACCTCCAATCGATGTTCGAGGACATGAATTCTTTGGATGAGTTAATAAATCTCATGTATTTCCCTCCATGCTTTTACTAACGGATGGAATTGCGGAGACGGAGGGTGTGTGTATAACCGACGCGTCATGTACTTCTGGGGGAGGTACGAGAGTAGTTGGCCCTCCGTCTTTTCCGCTCTTGAGCTTCATCCAGCTTCCGTTATCAACTTCAACCTTCATCACGATGTAGTCTTCAAGCTTAACTGGGAACGCCTTGCAGTTCAACTTTACCATCTGCTTAAGCTTGTCATAGTCGGTTTGTGTTACCATCCGCTTAAAGCAGTGACCGCAACGAACGCTTTCTTGCTTCGTCGTTTGTTTCTGCCACCAGCCACATACGGTGCAGACGTACTTGTACTTCCATTCCGCTTCCTTCGAATTCGGATTATGGAGTCCAACTATCGAGCAACATGTCTTAAACAGCGCACCATGCGAATCACTGATTTGATTCTGCCCGAGCAACGTATGAATCATCTCATGCCTCATCGTGTGGAGCAGGTCAGTATAATCCGAACGCTTGGCATAGTCTTTCTGAAACTCAATTCTTTCGCTCCAGGCTATTGCTAGATGTGCTTTGCTTCGAAAGAGCTTTATCGGCACCGGTTCATAAGGGTTGAGCTCCTTACCAAAGTCAACCCTCTGAAGCATCTTGTTCCAGCGTGCCTCTTTAAGCACTTCGAGCTGCAAGCGGTACAGCTTGCTCTCCGTTCGGTTCATGCCTTCTAAATTTTTGCTCACTCTCTCACTCCTATGACTCTGATTCGCCCAGCGGTTGCAACCAGGACGGTGACTGTTACGGTTGCTCTGGTTCGGATAGTCTTACCTCACACGCCCATGGTGGGCATGCACGGAGTTGCACCGTGATGACCAGCGTGCAGTTCGTCCCTTTGGTTACCGTTGGGCGAAACGCAGCTCGAAATCCGGAACGGGGCGCGCACCGACTGCCGGTGGATGTCGAACGAAACCGTATCGCGTCCAGTTCAGCCGCTAAGCTGAATCATCAGCTCTTCACCCTACGGTCACACACCCGGGCCGATTGCTCGGTTGACCACATCAGTTACTTTCCGGCTCCGTTCTATCTCTGCCGAAGGTTACGGTGTTGTATCCCGCTTTTCCTTTCGAGTTGCATCTGAAGCAAGTGGTTACACACCTACTCCCATTACCCATAACAGGTACAACAATATAAACCTTGGTATTGGTTTAATAACTTCACGCGTGTTTGTGAAGGATGTTAGGAGTGTTTTCAATACGAGTATATACGAATCTCTGCTTCTCACAGCAGGCACCCGGTATCAAGGGTTTCAAAAAGATGCCGTGTATCAAATCGTGGGTATATACCATACAATAACATATTTCGTTATAGTGGTAGTAGTAGTACGTACGTTCCGAGGTGTAGCTGTATATAGCACACGATGGTGAACCTTACTAATAACCCGCATTTATTCGTGCACTTCTTACTAACCAAATACAAGGTTATATAACTTACCATCAGTATATAGACAGTGAAACAGGCGGAGTTGAAAATGTCAGGAAAAGGTTTGAGAGGCATCGAGATGATGTGTGAATACTGTAAACAGCCAATTGTGCCCGAAGACGCGGTTCGCCACCACACATCTTATCATCCAGAAATCATGGTTTTGGTGCATCGCGTCTGTCATGTAAAACTGCATACCGAATATTCTCATCCTCTCAAACCGAATGAAAAACGTAGCACTCTTTTCAAGTATGTATCGATGAAAGCGCAGATGAACGTTTACATCAGTGAGGAACAGCTGGGTCGATTTCGGGAGTGGTGCGCAGTTCATGGTCATCCGATGAATAGGGTTGTTGTTAAGATGATAAACGATTTGCTTGAAAATAAATACATGCCCTACTAACAACGCGAACCACCTATTAAAGTATGTCGAAACATCGTTGTACCTTAATAACGCAATACAAGAGTATATTAAGCTAGAACCATATATATGATATGTAGAGGTGAAGGGAAGCGTAGCTTCCGGACCTCGAAGAGAGTGTGTGTAAGAATGAACAAAACGTGTGTAAGATGCCAATACGGCGAAGACGTTGAGAAGCATGGCTACATGGGTAGTGCCTGTCAGGACTGCACAAGGTGCAAGCAGCACACAGACATGTGGACGGAGAAGTTTGCGCCACCGATGAGAGAAGGTTACCCTGAGCCAACGTGCATCGGAGATGTTGGGTGCATCCACCGCCAGGCGTGCAAGTGGAGGGTAAGGTGCGCCGAGAAACAAGAAGAGAAGAGAAAGTTCCTTACAGAAGGAACGCAGGAGATGTGGGCCAACGGTTACAGGCAGTTTGACCACGAGGGGCTGTTCTACAGAGACCATGATTCGAGCCCACGCTGCCCGGAATGCGGCGGAACGATATGCAGCGGCGACAACCCTGGGAGCTTGTGCTATGACTGCAACAGCAAGAAGAGCGAGCTGAAGAACGGCGAGTGGGTTCCGAAGGTGAAGACATGAGCACCGGCAATGAGTTCACGGAGGCTGAGCTGAACAAGATGCAAGCTGAAGCAACAAAGGGCTACAAGTGCTGTGACTGCCAACACATCGGACATGCAAGCTGGTGCGATGACTGCTGTGATGCAGATGGCAAGATGACGAACTTCAAGAAGGTGAAGGCATGAGCATGTTTCTGGTGAAAAGCAGAGACGACGTTCTTGAGCAGCTCAAGAAGGGCGTCGAAGCGATGGAAGCCAGCGGAGCGAAGAACATGAGGGAGTTCGCAAAGCTTGACCATAAAGGGTTCTGCAACATCGTTGATGCATACCTCTTCCTTGGAATAGCAGTTTCAAAGGAGCTCAGAGACCTGGCTGGTGTGAGGCCCGTTGAGGAGGTGTTGGCATGAGTGAAGTCAACGACGCATTCTGCCACATCATGCTTCAGGAAGCCAAAAAGGAACTTCGAGCAAAGCTGGGCTGGAAGAATGCAAACAAGCTCATCCGTGAGAACATGGATGTTAGCGGTTCGAAGAGCTGGGGCTACGCTCTTCACTGGGTAAAGGATGGCGACATCATCCAGGATGACCTGTACAAGGAAAAGCGATGTGGCAACATCGATGAGGCTCGAGCTGAAGCAATCTACTTCCTCGTCGAGAAGCTAAACGCAAATCCTCCGTGCTACCAGGCTTCGCAACCAGCTGGGGGTGAGTGAAATGACACAAGCACACTTCGTGAAGAAGAGCAGGAAAGCATACAAGGACAGCTTCACCGGCCAGGAAATTCCAGCCGGCTCGAGCTACTACTGGTGGGCGTTCAACTTCGGACCGACATATATTAGTCTCATACCTCCGAAGCCACAGCAGCTCACCGGAAGCGAGTATGAGCGAACCATCATGAACATCGAGGAACAGATTGACAAGCTCGATGTAACGAACGTCGTTGATGAGCTTGAAAGCATCAAGTCTCAGCTTGAGGACCTAAAGACCGAGCAGGAAGAGAAACTAGAGAACATGCCTGAGCAGTTACAAGAGTCTTCAAGTTCGGGTCAGATGCTCCAAGAGCGGATAGATGAGCTCGACGGCTGGATATCGAACCTTGAAGACATCGATGTTGAGGTGGATGAAACCTCCATTCGGGAAGAGATTGAGCAGGAGCTCGCGGACCAAATAGGCGAAGGGATAGATGATGCTTATGCTGAAGCCTGTGCTGCCGCAGCTGATAGCGATGAGCCGAAGGTTCTTCCACCACAAGACCTCGGCGAGAAGGAAGCCATCATCCGAAAAACGCTTGAAAACCTCAGCGCAGAGACGGATGAGAACACGCAGGCAAGGGTTGATGAAGAGCTGCAGGGAATCATCGAGCAGATTCAGAACGCAAGGTGAGTAGATGGGATATCGCCGACCGACATACAGTGGGCTGCTGGAGCGGCTGATGACAGATGAAGAGCAAGACGCGCAGGAGAAATATCTGGCGGAGAAGACAGCTGAGCTGAACAGGAGTGAGAGAGTGATAACAGAAAGCAAGAAGACCGGCACCGCGGTTAGTACGGTGGGAGATGACGTAGTGAAGTGCCCAAAGTGCGGGAGCGGGGCGACTAGACCACCAATGGCGGAGTGGGACTTTGGTTGGTATTGCCCTAAATGTAACGAGTGGATAAGCGGTCATGAGGAGAAGGTGGAAGAATGATTGAGCACAGATGCCAGAGTCGTGTGTTCACATCCTTCCCACCATTCATCCTCAGATGTCCGGACAAAGGAACGTATCAAAGCGTTGAGAGCGGGATGTGGTACTGCGAGCGTCACATGAAGATGGTTGCACCGTTCCCGTACTCCGTTGACCCGATGGTGCCAAGAACGTTCAGAACGCTCAGGAAGGCGAAGGCATGATGCCGGAGACGGAGCTTATCAAAGCGTTAGACCAGAGTCTGACGGAGCGCATCAACAACCTGACCGTCTGGGTGAAGCAGCTGCAGGATGAACTCTACACAACGAGACATTTTGTCTATTCTCACTGCTCACATTCGGGTGCATACAACAACGACATCTGCGGAAAGTGTGAGCTGTTGAAGCACTGTTGGCCACCAGCAGACTATGGAAAAGATTTTCCAAGCCAGCCAGCCATAAATTCGTGTACTACCCGGGTTAACAACCCGCCAAGAGAATGCGAATGTATCGGGTGTGCATTTGAGTCGCAGAGCTATGATGAAGAGCCGTGCGTTGAATATCTCGGAACTGGGAGAGTCAGATGTCCGTTCCGACAAACAGTGGTGAAAACATGAAACCAGCGAACTGGGACCAGATGACAGATAAGCAGAAGAAGAACCACGCTATGAACATGCTAGAGTCACAGAGAGGAAGCTTCATCCTTTCACAAGCACTCTATCTTGGTGCGAAAGCACTTAGAGAGGTTCCTGAACCTCGTACCGAAGTAAGCAACGCTGAAGACATGGACATCCTTCAAGAGGTCTTCGGGTTGTATCGCATGGTGAAAGGTATCGAAGCCAACTTCGGCAAGATATCTCCGAAACCTTGAAACTCTTTCCGGTCCTTCTTTTTGCTCAGACAAACGACCTTGTTCCTTTGAGTTCTACAAAAGAACTCGGGGCGGTTAGTATCAATTTACATCCACCAGACTGTCTCATGTTCTCCATGAGTTCTTAAGGTGCCCGTTGTTTCTGGCCGAAGAAATGCTATTTGGTGCAGACCATTTCATTCAGACACGCACATCCACGAGGGCGTTGTTCTAATATTCGCGAATTTGCTCTTCAAAACGAACTGTGGAGCAGTTCGAGATGCTGGAAACTCATCCCACTTGTTCCGCCTGCCTCATCCGCTACGCATATCTTTTTGACGAAATCTGTTGGGCAGACGCTTGTAAGCTGAACAGAAAATACTCCATCAACCCAAAGACCGGCTCGTCCGCTGGCACCAGATGAAACCACAAGGTCAAACTTATGCCAGCTCGTATCTGTGCTTCCACCATTCTGTGTGGTCGGACTTCCACCGTCGATAGAGGAAAGAGACCACACATCCGTATTTTGCCAAAAGAAGACTGCAGCTTCTCCTGCACCGCCAATATACGGTTGTCCAGCGGTATCTTTCCAAAAGCCAACATACTTGTTGCTCACGTTGTCGTGAAACTTAACGAATCCTCTCAACCAGAGCGCACTATAGTACATACTACTCGACGGCATCGCAAACCTCGAAATATGAGCACACCATTCGCCGCCCCCGTTATATCGTATCATCTTGAACACGGTATTCGTGTTGAATGTGAACGTACCTGGATTGGTGCTATTCCTCTGCTCCCAAAGGTTTGTTTCGTCGGTGTTCTCATACTCTTCGAAAAACGTTGAGCAACAGGGTTTAGGCACGAAAGCTCGCGCATCATAAATTACCATCGAACCGCCAGCTGTTTGAGGGAGGTAGATTTCAGCCAGCACGATGTCTTCGTTATCACTTAAAGCCGGACATTCGGGTATCACGGCAGGGGTTCCATCTACCCTCCCAATCGTTCCAGCACTGACATCGTAAATGATGAGATTCCGTCTCGGGTTTGTCGCGTCCCTTGTTCCACCTGAGTAGCTGGTTGATGATGGAATGATTTCTAACACACTCGCACGCTTTCGAAGAACTGCTCCTGTGTGAACGTATACATCGTCACCAGAAACGAGACCAATCTCTCCTCCGATGCCCACGCCGGTTCCGCTCTGAGCTTTTAACAGGCTGTTTACGTAAACTGCGCTTAGCTTATCCCCTTCAGCAAACCAGCGCATGATTACTCCTCCTGTGTGATGAGCTTAAGATTTCGCAGCATGAGATGGGCTTGGCCGCCTACACCCAAACATTTCGCCCCAATCTTCAACGTTTCGGTTGGCATGTTCCACCGATTTTGACCCTTATATACACCGTCGATGTATGCAACAGATTTGTAGCCACTATCGTCATCGTCTAACAGACGGAAAACCTCGAAAACATGCCAATCGCTGTCATTAGTGTTTTCAGCCATGAGAAGCAAATTTGTTTCATCTCCGCCATTATTGTTGCTAAGATACCAGCTCCCGCCTGTAAGCTTGAACGCGATGTGAGATGTAGCTTCGGTTGTCGCCGCCGCACCTATACCAAAACCAAACCATGCGTTCGGGGTAGTTGCGGTTGGCGTAGCCACTTTGACGAGCCACCGCATATAGAACAGAGGGTTTGTACTCATGTCCCATTGTAGGATGGCGTTACCAGAAACTCTTGATTCGATTGCAGCGTAGTCCGAGGTGCCAGCATAACTGGATACATCTGTGAGTCCCTGGAGCACTAATACGGAAGATGAACCGGCTGTGTTTATGACCCACCGTGTTGATGCCGGAATCATTTGAAAGCAATCCCGTAAGCCTGTCATATCTAACAACGGATTCATCCGCAAGTCTTCTACAATAAGTCCGCCGTTCCCAACCCCGGGCTGATAAATTGATGCAAGCGCATAGTCCGCCGTGGTTGTAGCTGGATGTGCTAAGACCGGAGAAGTGCTCGGACTCACATAAGAGAGGGCAGGGGTTTTGTCACTTGCTCTGATGTAAGCAAGGTTGTATCTCGGGGATGTTAAATGTCTCGGAGGAAGAGCCAAATCAGCAGTCCAAGTGGATGCTTTTAACTTGCCATCGGCACCGCGAATGAATGCTTGAACAGCTTTAACTCCGTCTGCCTGTACACCACCAGCACTAGCTGTGCATCCAGTTATTGTTCCATCGCTGTTACCGGATTCGTCGACAAAATTCTGCATCTTGTTGAGTCGTGTATGTTCCATATCATACCACGCTATTGGGACGGTTGTCCCGGCGTAACCAGTTTGATATAGGCTTGTGACCTCGACATCGGTTAGAGCAACGTTGTACATCTGTATTTCGTCGATGCTACCAACGAAGTAGTAATACGAAGGCCAAATCTCTTGAAGGCCAATCTTTACATCATCGGTCGTTGTAGCAAGGGTTCCAACAAGCGTGTCTGTATTCGCGTCTTTTACATTGTTGATAAACACATTTATGGTGCTTCCGCTTCTCCGCGCAACTACATGTGTCCACACCCCGGCAAGAACCGCTCCGACGGTATCAAAACCTTTGTGCAAATCCGTGCCATAGTAGATAAAGAAGCGAACATGGTTTGCTATCAACATCATGTAGTAGTTTCCTTCCACATCGGTTGTTCCAACCTCTTTCGAAATAATGCCTTTGTAACCAGTAACGTTGGTTGGCTTTATCCAAGCAGAGAGGGTAAAGTCGTTTGTGAAATCAAATCTGGCGTCGTGACCACAATTGATGAGTCGTGAAGAATCAAACGACTGTGCTCCTCCGAAGCCGCTGGCAACAGGTTGTATTTCGCCACCGTGGTACACGCCACGTCCGGCTTGCGCGTTGGCAATCTGATTAATAAGCAGAGCATCAACATACCATCCTTCCCGGAATCTGGCTTCTACCACCAATCGCTCACCACCTGCACATATTCGACAAAAAGGTTTGATGCTCCATATATGGTATCGTCTGCTTGCAGAAACACTCTTTCGGCAGTGCTTACGGATGGCACATATGCGGTGTGTTCTAAAAGAAATGCTCCATCAAACCATACCATCGTTCTGTCCGACAACCACAGCAAATCCAACGTGTGCCAAGAGTCGTCGGTTGAAACGGTGCTCTGTACGCTTGAACTGGCACTCCCATTACAATTTGTAAGACACCAATAGCTGGTTCCCCGTTCAAAAGAAACATACCCATTTGTTGCTGCCATTGGAGGCGTAGCGGCAAGCGAAGTTAATCCGATGTGGATGTGGTCAACTGTAGAGTTCATTTTAAATCTTGCGCGAACATGAACGAGATTTTGCCATTCCAACGAAACGGTATAAGACGCAATCTTTGATACTAAGTACGAATAAGTCGTATTGCCGGAATTCAAAGCCATAATCGTTCCTTCATAGATGGTGGCAATACCACCATCGAGAAATTCGGTCCAAGTGTTAGTTGTATCCTTATAAGCAAATTCTTCGTGAAACCCGTCTTCGTGCATCGGCGAAGGGACTATCAGGTCATAAATTGTAAACGCCCCACCAGCAGTTTGGGGTAGCTTAATTGCCGCCAGCGGTAGGTATGCCGAATTAGTGATAGATGGAAGAACGGGGTTTGCTGCAGCAGTTCCCCATGTCACCGAAACATTCGCACCGTTGTTTGCAGTATCTACACATACGATTCCCCACTTCGTATAGGTTGCATGTCTCGACCCGAGCGACAGGTTTGTTGCTGCACCTATCCGCCACAGTTTTCGGTCACCAGGTCTTGTGCAATACCCGCCTCGCACATTGACAGCATCGCCGGAACCAGCTGATATGTCTCCACCGAGAATCACACCAACCTTTGACTGTGCTCGTAGAAGGTTGTCGAGAAGTAATCCTCCGACCTTATCGCCTTCCACAAGGGTTCTCATTGCCCCAGCTCCAACGCAAAATCTAGTCTCCACGTTACACTCGGACTCGCTGGTTTATTAACCGTAGCAAACGTCTGACGCATTGTCATCGTTCCTGCGGCAGCTGCGTTGAATACACCAACTTCTCTGAAATTGATTCCCGTCCAGTCAGACGTACCAACCGTTGCGGTCAGGAGAGCTTGTTTGTCTTGTGTTGTGTAAGCTCCGGCCGCTCTTGTGATTGCCGATTCCGCACCAAGCTGTGTGTCAGTTACCAGCTCTGGTGTGCTACTCGTACCCATACTGAAGCGGTCAGCTTTTGTCGTCGCTACGCCGACAAGCAAATCTCTCAGCTGGTTCAATCCGTTGTTAGTTAGTACCAAGTTTATCACGCTCCACTGTCATATACAACTGTTTCACTTCCGCATCCGCCTCTGCCAAGTGATGCGGTGCTTCCGTATCCTGTAGCCGAACCGCTCACCTCTTCCGCGAGAAATGCCGTGCCCGGACTTCTCTTGAAAACACGAAATCTCGGTGACAGTTTAAGCAGTTCATGAAATCGAAGTACTCTTGTGCTGATTGCCGCGCTCAGGGAAGCTTGTCGTTGCTTTCTAAGCTGCTTAATGATGTCGAGTATAACATCTTCAAGCGTGCTGTGGTAAGCATAGAGCGTCAGCGTCGTTTGGCTCGGTGGCGCAGAATGTACCACTTCCATGCAGTAGTACTTACCGCTGGGAATACTGAAGTTGGGTAGAGCAACTGTTACCACCTTTCCGGCGACAACACTTTCGAAACCAATCCCAACAACTGTATACTTTGTCGGCATTCCAACAATTCTTGATAACTCGGCCACGGCCCTCGTGTTCACGGAGTCTTGCGTAGTCAATGAATCATCGAACAGAAAGAGCGTCTTTACTGCGCCAAGGTCGCGTTGGGAAGCGTAGTCGTCGGCTACACCAACAACCTGTGGCGAACCGCCCCCGTAGACGATAACCTTGTTAATTGCTTGGCTAGCTTTCGCACCAACTGAAACCGAAAACACCTTTGAGCTCGTGTTGATTGTAACACCGCAGTCAGCAAATGCTCTGACGGTGAAGTGTAAGTCGGCATTATCGTCTACCCATGCATCGTAGCCCAGGTCAACGGCTAGGTCAAGAATGGCATCCCAAGCAGCTGCACCTTTGATTGACCGTGTTATGCTGTCGGTTGTCGCATGGATGTTGGTGCCGGTGATAATTTGAACACCATCTCCATCCTTCCCGTAAAGTGAGCGCAAATTGTCGACGATGTAGCTCGATGTTTTACCGCTGTAAGAGATGATGTCAATCATTGCGTCTGCCAGCAGAACAGCGTAGCCTCGGCACGTAAGCGTGATATTTCTCCGCTCGTGGTTTTGGTCGATGTCTTCGATGTAGCCCTTAAATATGCGCTGCTCCGCTCCGCGGGAACCGAACCATACTTCAACCACGTCGAATGAGTGATAGAGACCAATACCCAGGTTGCCCGAGTTGTCGACAACGATTTGTGCAACGGGTAAACGCTCAGCAACGCTGCTGTCGGCGCTCATGCTTATCAGATGTGTGTCGGCAGCTGCACCGTTCACTTTGATGTAAACTGACATCAGTTATCTCTCCTCGCCGACGCTGAGCGTGAAGCCGAAGTCCCATAAATCAACATTTCCAGCGGAGTTTGTGCACGAGTAGTTATCTACGAAACCTTCGTAGAGCGTCGTCGTTGTATCAGCCCAAGTGTAGGTGAGTTTGATGGTTCCGTAATCGTGCCAAGTTTTGCAGACGGTGAGTAAGAGGTCGTAATCTGTATGAGTCTTGATTACTCCCTTGATTGTACACGATTCAGCCATTTTACCGATATCTTCAACGAGCTGGGGGGCACTCCCGGTTGCAGATACTAGCTGCGCTGAAATCAGCTGTCTGTTCATCGCATATGTTATCGTGTCACAGTTCAACGTCATTGAAACTCCAGCATCGTGTCTCGTCAACGTTAGATTGGTCGTGATATCACCCCTCTTCTGTAAAGCTCTGTAGCGATGCTATCTGCGTTCTGTTTCAGGATTTGTTGGAACCGGTTTTGGTCAAGAATGTAAGCTCCCTTAAGGTCGTAGTTTATCGTTACGCCTCCCATCCCTTTTCCAAGAGGTATAACGGCTTCTGGTCCGGCTTCACCTATAAGCGCAACTGTTGGTTTCGTTACGATGCCACCAGCTGCCATAGCGGGTGTTGTAGCGGTTTCCGCCTTCGATTTCGCTCCATACAACATCGCCAAGCCGAACACCGATGCAGCAACTATTGCCGCGATTGCGATACCCAACGTCAACGCACTCATATGCACCATCGCAGCTGCAGCTGCTACCCATGTTCTTGCAGCCAAAACAATCATTATTCCAGCGAGAGCTGAGAAAGCAGCTTTCATGGCAGGACTTTTCGAAGTAAAAGCCATATAGATGGCAAACGCTGCGACTGCGGCAGCACCCATCGTTATAAGCGCGCTTTGATTTGCAAGAATTGCAGCTTTCATTGCTGCTAATGCTTTGATTATATTAGGGGTAACAATAGCTGCTACGGTGTCAGACAACAATCCCCAGAGCCATATCATCCCTTTGATGGCTGCTCCTCCAACCGCTAGTGATATCTTAATCATCGTTCCAATCGGCCCAACGATGAATGCTAGAACCGAAAACGCGAAGCCGAGTGCTGTTACGGCGGCGATAACAAGCTGGAGACCCTCCGGAGCATCAGCATACCACTTCGTGAAATCCCACAATATATCCAGCAGTGGTTGAATTGCGGGCATCAACGTCATCATTACGAGGTCGGAGAAGTAGCTTAACACGGCTAGGAATTGGGACATCACCGCAGACGATAGGGCCGAATTGGATGCAATCTTCATGAACATGTATGTTGCACCAGCAGATAGCGCTGCGAAAGCAACCTGGTTTGCTTTAACCTCTTTCTGCAACCCTCTAAAGCTTTCGCTCATCTTCTTTGCCATCACAGTCGTCTTTGCTGTAACGGCGCCAAATGCGCCCGTTGCCAGGTCCTTCAACTTAACGACTATCTCGAGCGTGTCAATCGCGACCATGCTTTAGCCTCCTCTTGCTTGTTCTCCGCTTCTAGCCGCTTCTGCTCACACATCAGTTTATGGAAGAGCATTACTTTGTTGAACGACATCGCCATGATTTCGCTCGGCTGCAAGCCTAATCCGGCCACCAGGTCATATTCGATGATATCAACGTCGAGAAGCGACCGTTGACCATCACCCCTAATGGCCAGCTTCACTTTTTTGCTTCGGCTTCCTCCGCGGCGCGCGTCTTGCGCAAACCTATCAAGTCGCTTAACGAGGCGCCAAACTCGCTTGGGAGACGAAGGTATTGTTCCGTCGTCATTCTTTCCCCGTCGATTTCGGGTTCTGATGCGAGCAGCGTCTGTCGCATGAGGATGGCATTATTAACCTCGATTTCGCCTTTGCGGTTCGTTTTCATGGCTCCATTCGCTATGTCTACTTGCTGGGCATAGCTTAGTTCTCTCCACGTAACTTTGTACGTCTTGTCTTCAAAGTCGATGGAGGCTTCTTTTCGTGACTCACTTACTTGTGGTATTACCATTCCTACTCCTCCATTCAATAGTGGTCTATACTGTCAACCACTGTACACGTCAGCGTTTTTAGAACGCCTTCAAATGATGCTGGTATTTCTCCCGAAGCTGGAACGCTCATCGTTAATTTACCCGGCTGAAGTGTTCCGGTAAGAGTCATTGTATCGCTTGCAGCTCTCGTAAATGTTAGCGATAGAACTCGTTGTGTTCCGGCGATGAAATCGTCAATTATCGTTGCATCATCGGCTATATATTCTCCGGAAACCTTTAACTCCCGCTTACCGGGAATATATTCAAACCCATACCGTCCGCCTGTACTTCGGATGTACCGTTTCGTTCCACCGTTGTTTACAACGCTGAGCTTGCAACTTCCCACTCGTGCAATCGGGGATGAATTCCACATAAGCTCACCAACCGAATAAAGATACGGGCTCGTTGTAGCTATCGACACTGTCTGTAGTGAAACGGTTTTCAGAACCTGGGCGCAATTATACGTGAGACCGGCGGTGAGCTCTTTCTCTGCCTCGATACTCAGGTCACACGAGTCAAGCATACATCCGAGAAACTGCAGCCCGAAATCCGTTGTTCCGAGTTCAGCATAACCAACTTCGATGGACTGGCTGAACTGGTTCTTACCGTCAACCATCAAGTTACCGCCTGTAATTGTGTGTGTAAACGGCGCGATAACTTCGTTACAAGCCGTAGCAGTTAGGTGTGGTTTCCTTAGCTGCTCATCCAGCGTTAGAGTCTGTGATACAACGTTGGTGATTTTCCTCACTTCAGCATTTGCGCCAACATCAATCTGAACGTAATCGTTTGTAACGTATCCGGTTGAGTCGGCTAGAATTACCGAAGTTGCTCCAACAATCGTTGCTCCGTTCAACGTTGACCCCCCTCCGGCGGGAGAATCAGTTCCAGTGTCTGCGACCGCGCCCATCGCTTGGGCAAAGAACCGCATGTTTTGAACCATCATGTTGATTGATAGCCCATCGTTCTTCTGCGCTCCAACGATAACGTCTATCGGGTCTCGCCCTCCACCTATCGTGTAGAGCTTGATTAGGTCGTTCTCAGGCCCAGGGACATCAGCCGTTTGCACCAAGCCGAGGCTTCGAGCCCGGGCTGTTGCTACCGTACCGTATGCGCCGTAGGCCTCTTCTCCATAAGTTACTTGGGCTTTCTCTGCTATAAACGGCATCTTTATTCACCTTTCCTTTTCTTCTTCTGTTCCCTGATTTCGACCGAAGTACCTGTTACGCGATTAAAGTTCCCTGAACCCAAAAGCGACTCCGCTACATCGGATGAAACAGTGATTGATTGCCCGCTTGTGAGCGTTGTCGTACCGTAAACGTTTACTAGCGTCACATCTCTGGCTGCCACTATTGTCGTATCCGTCATCGTCTCACATCCCTATCTCCTTGCGCCCACTGCCTGTCGATAATTCTCAGTTTCTTTGAATGCTTGTACGCCCCGTTGAACCAAGTCGGGTGCGGTCCACCGCCAAACCAGCAGTAGCGCTTATGTGCGTCCCAGTCCTTCATCTGAACATTTTCTCCACAATATCCGCACCGCTTTGTTTCACCATGCCGCATCTTCAGTCGCTCGTCGTGTGAAAGCTGGTTGAATGGATGGAAGGGCTTCACAAAAAAACCATCCGAATGGTCGACGTAGTTTTCATCGATGCGCCTGGCTTGTATTTTCGGTATTTCTAACGGACTCATACTATCATCTCCTTCCCAACAAACTCAACAACTTTCTGAACAACTTTATCTTCATTCTCTAATTCGTTTTCCCAGACGATGAGCGAGGAGTAGCCGTATTTTGCGTATCTCTTTTGTCGAACTGTTGCATCTTCACCCTTGTGCCAATATGAGCCGTGCATATCAATTACTTGCTTCCTACCGTTGACATTAACGAAATCAGGAATCATTCGGTCTATGCTGATGCCACAATCATATCGGCCGTTGTATTTGAATTCGTTTGGATACAGCGATTGAAGAAGCTTTTCGAGATGTTTTTCGGGTTTGGTTTTCGAGCGAAGGCCTTTCGACTTCTTCTTGAGAAATTCCGGGTCTTCGTAAAGTCGTTTAAGACACTCGCTGTGCTTCCTTTTTACTTCGGGAGTATTATGAGTTCGACTCATCTTCTCTTTCGCTTCGAGAGTGTGATGCTTTCCTAGCTTAGCCCGACGCATCTTCTCTATTGATTCGGAGGTATGATGCCTTCCTAAATTGGCTTGGCGCGTTTTTTCTGTTGATTCGAAAGTGTGACGTTTTCCGAGATGAGACTGGTGCATCCTTTCTCTCGCTTCAGCAGTGGGATGACCTCCTTTTATAGTCATTTTTAACTCACCAGCATTTCAGATTGTATTTCCACAACTGTGTCACAAACGTACTTAAACGTTCCGCGTCTCTTATCGCTGACGTCTATCGCTCGTCTCCAGTGCCATAGTCCACCCGTAATCAGCGTCTTGCGTTGCTGATGCGCAACCCTTCGAGCTTCTTCTTTCATTGCAATCAGGTGTGCATGACTGACTGCTGTGCTAAGATTGAATGATATTGCCCGCGTAACCTTCACGGCTGGGTAGCCAATGAACCTCTGTTCATCGGTTTCATCTCCTGCATACACGCCGCAAAAGTCTCCTCCGGACAGATTGAAGTCGGTGAGCGTGATAATCTTGACGATGGTTGGTTTTCGGTCTGATGTGTTGATTTTAGTCCAACCCGTGTTCAGGGCGTCAATGACTGCTTGTGTGTAATCTGTCGTCAAATCATTCCCACCGTCATCTCTCTGTGTCTTGCCAGCGTCTTTTCAATCTCCTTGTCCCACATGTTTATCTTGTCGCCCCATGTAAGGTGGCTGGAACCTTCTGTGAGGAGTTCAACACGGTTTTCTCCCCGTGCACATTCCTTGGCCACCATCTTTGCACACGTCAGACGAATGTCGCCTGGTACCGCTGTTTCACCGTAGACGTAAGTTACACGAACCGACTCAACAGAGGTGAGTGGGAAACGCGTGCGGAGGAATAGTTGACCCGTGCTATAGTTGGCCCACCAGGCAGCATCCCGTCCTTCGGTTTCGGTGAGGATGAAATCCGTCCACGCGGAACCAGTCCACCATTCGAGCTTTGCAACAGACCGCACCATACGGTGTCTGAGCTTGATTGCTACCTCCCAACCCCAGAAACCCCTGGAAAATGCTAGCCAACGGGAGTCATGATATTCATCCACAACTGTTACTGCTCGCCAAGCATGTTTCGTTTCTTGTTCAATCATCTCGGTGGCTTGGACTATTAGAAGTTGGATGGAATCTAGTGTTGGTTTTGTTGCTCCAGTCCAATCCTGTTCCAGAAGAACGGCAACATCATCTGCTGTGCAATATCCGTTGCTTCCGTCGAAAAGGAATCCTGGACCGCCCAAAGTTCCGTCTTCTGCGCCTAATGTCAAATTATGAATCCCCTCCATCTTACGAATTCTGTTGTGCATCCCAGACGAGCACACCCGGACTCCAATGTCCCGCCACCCACCGAATCCGTGAATGTGAAGTAAGTTTCAGTTCCATCAGTTATCGTGTGCGCTCCCCCGTTCAAGTCGATTATGCTGCCCATGTTCTCACATCCTTACATGAAGGCCCTCGCATAGACCGAATACTTGCACCATGCGTACCATGCGATTGTCCTGTCTGCCGTCACCACCGAGGGCACGGTTATCGTTATCTGCGTTGCATTCGGGGCTGACCAGATGGCATCAGCCACCTCAGCGTGCATGGCCCCAAGGGTCACGACTTCTGCGGTCAGTCCCAACCCAGTGGTGAACGTGACGGAGGCTTGACCATTGAGGACCGTCGCTATGCCGCGTTTCTCCCTCACAATGTATGTGTTAGTGGTGATGACATTCTTTCCACAGTCGCCACCATCATACGGTTCCCAGAACGGGATGTCGCCGGGCCCGACTCCCGCCTCAACCGATTCGTAGTTCACACGACCACGGGCATTCCCTGGTGCGCCTGGATAGCCCTCCGTGGCCCCACCAAGCCTGTTCCAGATGCCGCTGTTCGTGTACTCAAGCCCATACGCATCAATCTGAAGAAGTGCCCCAGGCTTTGTGGCGATGTTGGGGCTGCGCTTGCACTGACACTCGATGAACTTGTTGATGGTTACAGGCCAGTTTGGTGGTTGTTCCCCTCCAAGGACGAATGGATACACACAGTGAGCCGACTGGCAATCTGCACATATCACGTGTTCCCCACGGAAATCGAACCCGTACATGAATCCTGTGGCAAACACATGGTCCATTCTGGTGGAGAACATATTGGGTCGGATGGTCACAACGCCTGTGGATGTCGCAATCGGAACCACGAAGTTGCCCGTGGTCACCGTGTCGAAGTCCACATTGACATAGTGCATCTCCATGTCGGCTGCATAGTACAAGTCGATGCCATGAGTCAGTGGGCTCAGGATGTTCCCCAAGCGAACACCAAGGTCGCTGAGGGCCACATAGGTTCCATGGATGAATGCGTCTGGAGGGCATCTGCAATAGATACCAGCAATCAGTTTTCCATTGGGAACCTCTGCCATCGCTCCTGCGGTGATGTTGATTATGGTTCCATTCGTAGGTATCGGTTCGGGCACATAGAATGACGGCCATGTAGGTGCACCATTCCCCTCAATGGAGAAACGGCCATAGACATTCCCTGTGAGCACTCCTGGGATTCCGATGCCATAGTACACATCAACCCATGTTTCAGGATTGTAGTGAGTCAGGTGATTGATGTTGAAGATTCCACTGGTCAGGTGAACTGAACCTCCAGTGGCTATCATCAGTTCGATGCAGTAGTTGATGACCACGCCTGCGTCTGTGTCAGTCTTGATGATGGTTCCAGTGACTCCGTCCTTGGCATAGTAAGATTCTCCCTGCGGGAAAACGATGTAGTCCGGTTTCACACCACCTCTGACCGTTGGGGCCATCGTCAATATGGATGCCGCACCATCCTTGTTCAAACTGAATGTGACTGTCCCATCGCTTTTCTTGTATTCCGCGATGTCCTCTGCCTGACCCGGAGCCGCGACGACTTCGTGCGTGATTACATTAGGGTCTGTGCCCTTTATCTGTAGATGATTGGGTGTGGTTGTTCCCCCCGTCTTATCGATAACAATGCCATTCCCAGCTGCAGCAAGCGCGTCGGCATATACGGTGGCATAATCAGTTCCCGAATATGCGATTGTTCCAGTTGCGCAATTAATTGCGTAATACGTCGTATCATCTTTCCCGATGATGTATGATGCACCCTGCTGATTTACATTCACTCCAACTGCTGCCATCTAAATCACCACCGACCATGAAAACACATGGTCTATCGTATCACTCGTGCTTATGTTTATCCTGAAAGTTGTTGCTCCCACATCAGACCCCCAAAAAGTTCTCCCGAGTAGGTTTCCCTGCGGGGTTATCTGTATGTCTCCTAATGTGGGCGTAATCGCTAAGCCGTGAGTTACCACGACATATGTATTCGTGACCGTCACCGTAGCCGAACCATCTGCCCCGGAAAGAGGGGTATAGACTTTTCCATCCTTATCGACCCTGAACGCGTCCGTTCCATCATTCTTTTCCACGACGAACAGGTCGGCAGTTTGCCCCGAAGCGCCCGTTATCTTCGTCGTTATCGTGCCCGCCGTGTCGCCAGTTATCTGGACCTCGCCCGTCACAGCCTGGGAACCCGTTTGCGTCAAGTTTCCAGTCAGTCCGATGGCCCCGGTGAGCGTCTGCGCACCTGTATGCGTTAGGTCGCCATTCGCCGCAATCTTAAACTTATCTGTACCATCGTTCTGTTCAACGACTAAAAGGTCTGCAGACTGACCACTAGCGCCGGTTATCTTGAGCGTGATAGTTGCAGCCGTATCACCAGTGATAACCATTTCGCCAGTGTACGCCAGCGAACCGGTAAGTGTAAAATTACCCGTAACAGTAACATCTCCGTCCGAATCAATCACGAACTTGTCGGTCCCACCGTACACCTCCACGACAAACAGATTTGCCGTCTGACCACTGGCACCGGTGATTTTTTGTGTAATTTCTGTTGCCAAACCATCGCTGATGATATGAGGATTTGTTATTTCAACTCTACGATTGGAAACATCGTTTGATGCAATAACGGTTCCAATTTTGCTCAGCCAAATCTCAGCCAATACGACATCGTCTTCCGTAATAGCAAATGTACCTGAGAAATCGGGTGGTGCTGGTTGCCAGGTGTTTCTTCCCGTGTTACCCACCGGATAAGCTGCAGCAGCGGCTCCGGCTTCCGCTTTAACATTCCCGTCGGTATCATCAACGTAGATAATCACCTTTCGGGAGTAAGTCGAATTCTGAAGGCTTGACAGGTTAAGCGAGCTGGCTGCGATGCTTCTTGTTATCGTCCGGGTCTTGACAATCCCAACCGTCCATGAAACCGATGTATCGCTTCCAGTAGCTGAACAAACACACCCGCTGAGAACGCCAATCCCTTGAATGCCGAGCTCTATGGCGTCCATGTCTGTGTCGAAGAGCTTCATTCCATCCGTGTAATCTACCATGTTTGTTACCCTCCCAAAACCGTGATTAAAACTGACACCGCTACCGATACCGCGAGAACGATGAAGCCAACTATATACCCCATCCGGGCCCTGGAATCGCCTTCGTGGTCTTTCGTATGCTCACCTTTCCATCCCTCGAGTGTGTGCACCTTGGTTTCGGTGACGGCGACCTTTGTGCAGAGAACGTTGAGCTTTTGGATTATCTCCTTGTGGTCGATGTTGTTCTCTAACCGCATCGTTTCAATCTTCATTTCCAATTTCGTCTCTATGTTCGTGTCAACGCTCACCGATACCACCATCCGCCGCTAACCTCTTCCTCGGCTGCAACTGTTGCAATGTAATCGAGAATGACTTCAACTGCGTAAACTTCAGACGGATTGATTTCGTAATCGAGAATAGCCTCTGCCGCATATGCTTCACAGGCGGCGAATATGTTGTAGTCGAGTATGGCCTCAGCCGCGTAAGCTTCACAGCTTGCGAGGGCCACGGTGTAGTCCAGAATGGCTTCCGCAGCGTAGACTTCGCAGGGAGGAACTTCATAGTTAAGGATGGCTTCTGTCGCATACGCTTCGGTTGGTGCGGTGTAGTTGAGAATAGCTTCAACAGCGTAGACTTCGCACGGGTTAATTTCATAATTGAGAATGATTTCAGCAGCATAAACCTCGGTTGGTGCAACGTAGCTGAGGATGGTTTCAGCTGCATAAACCTCACAGGGAGGCACTTCGTAACTGAGGATAGCTTCTGTTGCATAAACTTCCGTGGGCGCAACGTAATCAAGTATTCCTTCGGCTGCATAAACTTCCGTTGCAACTGCGCCGGGAACATAATCAAGAATAGCCTCGGCTGCATATGCTTCGCATGGATTGATGAGATAATCGAGAATTGCTTCAACTGCATAGATTTCTGTTGGAGCAACATAGTTAAGGATGGCTTCTGCTGCGTAGACTTCTGTCGGAGGAATAAGATAGTCGAGGATGGCCTCCGCGGCATATGCTTCTGTAGGAGCGACATAGTCAAGTATCGCCTCCGCCGCGTATGCCTCGCACGCGGCCAAGTTCCATGCTAGGTTCATCGAGAACGTGATACTGCTCTCGTACCCGCTCGATGTTGCACCGTTCAGCCCGATGATATGGTCGTAGGCAGATGTCTTGGTGTTGTTGTCGTAGGCCATCAACTCCACGACTATTCGGTCCCCTGCCGACACCGCGAGACTCGAAAGTGTGTAAGACGCGAATGTGAATGTCTGGAGCGACCCGTTGGTCGTATCCGCTTCCAGAGTCGATGTTGCCGCCGCGTAGAGCGTCCCTCGCGAACCCGAATCGTCCGCCTTCCAGACATAAATGAGGATATGCGGGTTCATATTGTGAAGGCCGTTCCCTTCGTTGAAGTCGCAAGATAGGGAGAATGTCCCGCTTATCGTCTGAGCCGTGAGAGCTGGGGAGACGAACTGCTTCACCCAAGCATAGTGCGCCGCGCCCGTTTCTGTGAGAGAAGTCCCGATGGTTACATTTGATGCTCCCGGTGTCACGGACATATCGCAAGGATAGGTGGTCGATGAACCGTCCTGACCGCCGCCCAGCGTACTCGTAAGCCATTGGGTGATTGTGGTGCCCGCCTGCTTCGCATTGGGCTTCGGCTCGGCAGCCGTTGTGTTGCGGAAGTAAAGTGTTGTCGCCATTCATTCCTCGTTACCTCGTGCCGCGTTTATGTCGCTGCTGTGAACACAATCTTGAGACCATCTACTTCGGTTGGTGTTAGAGACACAGCTTGCGCACCACTTGTTTTCGTTGTCTGGGAAGTGTCAACAGCTTTCGTGAATGTTACGGTGGCTAATACCGTTTCATCCGCCTTCCTCAGCGTTGCGACGAATCCGATATCTGCGGATGCTTTGCCGTTAACTCTCAAAGTCACGGTGTTGCTCGACCCGTAATCCGCGGGTTTGTTATCCAGCGAAACCGCGTCTACTTGAGCGTTTGTTGTTGAGCTAATCTTATCCGCAGTACTGGGCGTGTCTACATCTTCGTCTATCTCCGTAGAATGTGTTGTATTGGTTGACGTCCAGTTCAATGGTGTCAAGTCTCCGTTTGGTCTTAGGTCTAATGCTGTCATCTTATTTTCCCTCCCTCGTGTACTATTACTGCTGGCCAGTTCATCGATTCTCTGAAATTCTCAGCGCACGATTTACCTGTTTTATCGTGAATATTGTCACTGTGTATGCGTATCCTTTTCGGGACTGCCCAAATCTCGAGCTTCTGCCAAAACCAGATTCTTTTGCCGCAATGTGCGCATCTCTTTAAGTAGTCCATATTCTACCTCCTTAATCTCGAACCTCGGTCGGGGTTAATCCCCATTTCGCCTTACAGCGATGTTGCAGATATTCTTTTTCGGTGATGAAGCGCTCCCGGCACGCTAAACAAATCTGACCGACGGGTACAGTTCCGAGAATGGAACTACCCGCCGGTGTTTTGAGTTTTCTTTTCGGCGAGCCAAACATCGTCATCTCTCCCCGACATCGAACACTAGCTTCACGACTATATAGCCTGTTACGCCAGCATTCTTAGCCGAAGCGTTTCGGTTCACTAACCGTATATGGAGGTTAAAGTTGCTATCGGTCGTCGTGTCGTCACGAATCATCAGCGGACTCGAAAGCTCTTTGTTGTAGTAATAGCTAGTCGGGGTGTCTCCACTCGTTTTACCATCTGCTACAGCGAAGAGATATCTTCCAAGATAACCGTCGAGGTCTAGGTCTGCGTTACCAAACGTCGTACACGTTTGGCTGCTAAACCAAAGCTCCCAGTCCAGATTTTGAACCGAAATGATTTGGATGCCAACCACCGCGGCCTCTTTCATCATGAGTCCGCTGGCAAAGTCTTCGTTCTCTCCAGCGTTCTGAGCTATTGAGCCGGTGAACTGAACGGTCTTTCCCGTTTTGACCTGGCGTAACGAAATTATTCTCATTTACTTTTCCCCCGTATCAAGCGCTAGTCGTATGATTAGGTCGCCATCCGGTGTTGCGAGCTTCGTTGTTGCATATCGGTTTACAAGACGCATGTGGAGGTTAAACTTCGTATCAGCAGTCGTATCGTCTCTAAGCATCATAGGGCTCGGCAACTCTTTGCTGTAGTAGTAGCTTGTTACCGTATCACCCGTCAGCTTTCCGTCCGTTGAGACGAAATAATACCTGCCAAGATAACCATCCAAATCCATGTTCGTGTTCCCGAAATATATGCCACTGCCCGTAACCGGTTGGCTTGAGAACCAAATCTCCCAGCTGAGGTTCTGTTTCGAGACTATCTCGATTCCAACAAGCCCGACTTCTTTACATTCGAGTCCTGTTGGTATGTCTTCATCCTCACCGGCGTTCGTAATCAGCTCGGTGGTGAAACGGGTGTCTTTATCCGTTTGCACCTGTCTGAGAGAGATGATACGCACGGTCTACCCTCCCGATGCTATCAACCGTTGTTCGAGTATGCTCGCTGGCACGAGTAGCCCTAGTATGAGAGCCATCAAATTTGCTACGTTGAGTCCCGATGCATCCGTATAAAGTATAACCGCTCCGGATACGACGCTGAGTCCTGCTATCGGAACGCTTAGCAAAAGATGGTCTCTTAGCTTGGCGAAGCCTGTGGACACCGGTGGCATGATATAGATGCCAACGCTGGCTACGACTGCTGCGCCGAGACCTGCTCCCAGGTTGATAAGGTCACCCTGCGTAGCTCCATACGTAAAGGCGCCTATCGCTACCACTGCCGCGATTATCCTCGCTGCTAGTCCTTGGTCCATTTTCTTCACCTTCCTACTGCCATGAATTGCGCACTGACGCCGCTTAAATCCACGCTAGTGGATTCTGTTCCACCAGAGATATAAGCCAATATCTTCGTTGGTGCACTCCCAGCAACATCCGGCTGCAGCTTGTACCCTAGACGTGGCCAAATGTACAACCGCTCAAGCGAGCCAAGACCAAACTTGGTGAATCCGGCGGGGATAGTGTCCCCACCGCCGGTGTCGTATAAAGCCGACATCGTTATCACTCCGGTTGTAATGCGTTTGTTGCCGGCCCTTCTCGGCTGTTGCATCTGAGCATCCAACGTTACGGTTACGTAGTGTGTTACCATCTACGTTCCCTCCGTTCACCTGCCCATTGCGATGAACTGGGCTACAACCGTGCTCAGGTTCGTGGTGGACGTTGTTTGCGTTCCACCACTCGTGTAACTCAGTATTTTCGTTGGGGCGGTCTGGCTGTCTGGCTGCAAGCAATATCCCAGCAGCGGGTAGATGAGGAGTTTTTCGATGTACTGAAGACCGAACTTCTGGTTGGCCGCCGGTATCGAATCACCACCGGTGGCGTATGAGGAGGACATCGTTATAGTGCCCGTTCTCACACGCTTGGTTCCCAATATCTTGAGACCCGTGGTTGACCCATCCATGGTTACTGTTACATTTCCCATGTTTGTTCCTCCTCACTTCTTCTTCGGCGGATTGAGATATTCCTCAACCGCTGCCAGCTCGCTTTTGCTTGCTTCAACTTTCACGGAGGCACGGTCACGTTTTAGGAAGGTTGCCAGATTCTCCGGCTCCTTTACTTCCAGGGGAACGCCATAGTTGAGCAGCGTGTGCCCCCAACCCTTAACGAGGGTGCCGCCGTCTGATTTGACGACATACATGTACGGAAAGACCTCCGCGGGTCCCGGACCAATATAGGTAACCTTCGCCATCGGATTTCCCTCCTACTTCATGTCCCTGACTTTGCCCAGCGTGAAGAACGCTGTAGTCAACGGCTGACCTGCCATCCAGAACATTCCCACGGTTGAGAATCTGTTCAGCAGCAACGTTGTCTCATTCCCACCGCCAACCTCGACATACTTCACTGGAACAGCGACACCCATCTTGAGGTATCTCGTGTTCAGGTAGTATACTCTACCAAGCGTGTCTGCTGGAGTATCGGCGTCTGTTATCATTGGGTGCGCCATATATGTGCCCAAGGCAAACCCGCCAGCCTGTCCGGATGCAGACGTAAGTCCACCCTCAGCGCTCGTGCTGAATGTAGCTTCGGTGAACATTTGCTGTGGCTGCAAGAACTCAGACCATCGTTGCCAGGTGTCATGCTTCGTGAGCCACCACGTGGTTCCCATGTCATCCAGACCGCAAGTCTGGTCGACGGTTCTCTTCAGAGTGTTGACCAAGCTGAGGTCAAAGTCTCTGTCCACGTTGCTGTTGTGGATAACCGTTGCATCTGCCCAACTTGCACCTGCATCTCTGTCGATGGCGTAGATGTCGGAGTCGTTTGCGTGGATACCGCAGTTTGTAACCTCACCATATGAGGATACTATCCTGTCGATAGATTCGATGTTGTTTCCTGCAACCGTGTCAACATCGGTCAACAGCGCACCATTCAGCCCCTTCGCGAACAAGTCTCCGTGAAGGTCTCTGTATGTCTGCCAGTCAATCGCTTGTCCGCCTTCGGAAGCATATTGCTGGAGCAGACCAACATCAAAGTTCTTGTACATGATGGTTGGCGTCTTCGTGACTTGCACGAATGTTCCAATCTCGGTATCAGCAATCGTGCCAGCATCTGCTGACCCAATCGCCTTGTTCGTCGGCGAAGCTGTGAATGCTCTCCAACCGAATTTCTTCGGATAGGGCACTTTAGGCATCGACGCCCATACTGTGGCACGCAGGTTTATGTTAGCCCAAAGCTCCGGACCGTAGATTGCGCTGTATCCACCGGATGTGCCGGTCAACAGTGGGTAGTTTGTCTTCGCGATGTCCGTACCTGCTGGTCCATCTAGAGCTCCTAGGCCAAGGTAAGCCCGCCTGCCGAACTCTTCATCACCGTACGCGGCGATGTAGTCGCTCAGTGTTCTTAGTTCAAATGAGGGCATTTCCTCTCCTCCTTGTTCTCTGTTCAGCGAGTTCTTTCTGCGTTGGTATCCTCTCGCCACTAGATACTAACTTGTCCTGCTCCACCTTTGCAAGCTCTGGTCTTGGAGTCTCCGAAACGATGACGCCCCTCTCAGCTAGAGCCTTGTGTACAGTTTCCTGTATCAAGCGCTCCATCTTGATTGGGTCCGCCTTCGGTTCGGGTTCAGCCGCCTTCTGCTCAGCTGGCGCTGGTTGCGATTCTACGCACTTTCCAGCTTCCGCGTTCCAACTCATCCCCGGTGGGCATTCCTGCTCCGCCTTCTCATTGGGAGCGGGTGTTGGAGCAACGTCCTTCTGAGCTCTCTCTGCCAACGCTTTTTCTATGGCATCGAGTCTCACGGCCATCTCCTTAACCATGGTTGTCAAAGGGTCTCCTTCCTTTTTTTGAGGTTCTACCATAGTTGCTTTCTCCTTTGTTCCTGCGGACGAACCGTCCGCATTATAGAGATTGTCAAGTTCTTTGTCGAGCGCTGCTACAGCTTTCACAAGATTCCCGCGTCCTGATTTCACGTAATCTTCTACCCACTCACTGCAATGGACGCAGTTCTTTATCATCGTCCAGACATCTGGACGAGGATGATTGCTTGCTTTGCGCTCGTCGAAATACTGCTTGACCTTGATGTTCATCTTACTCTCGCTCTTTTCTTCCCGAAGGTGTTCGATGTGCCCGCAATCATTGCACCGACATTCGGTTGCAATTCTCAGCTTCCCGGGACCTTGGTCTCTATATCCGTAACCTTGCGTGTTCATCGAACCGCATTCAGGACATCTTGCACACACGTTTGGTTCATCTTGGTGTCCGGCCATCTGCTTCTTCCTTCCATGGCTGCACTTCGAAGCATCGCCTTCAAATGAATCCCAACCGCATTCGGGGCAAACACAAAAGCTGTTTCCTTGTGAATCGCGTTCAGGCTTTAGTTGGACGCCACAGTTGGGACAGTCACCGCACGGTCCTGCTGCTTTTGTAAGTCTGTCATCATCAACACCATACTCAATCTGACAGTGGTTACAGTAGTAGTGTTTTTCCGCGAAATCAGACCCCGGATGTTCGGTGAACGATGACAGCGGACGTCCGCATTCTGGACACTTTGGGTTAGCCTTTTCAGCATACATTGGTTTCACCGGTTCCTGCATCTCTTCGATACAGAGATACTTTGCGTCGTCGAAGTTGATTCCTTCTTTCGCCTTTTCATCGATGCAATTTGCAACAGCCGGAGGGAGGGTGGTTGCAACGGCTTTCGTTGTTCCGTGTCTCGGCTTGAAAAGCTGGCATGACGGTGTATTGTCTTCGGCAGGAAAGTCGATGTTCTTATTGCACAGTTTTTCTCCCGAAGCCGAATCCATCCGATAGTTCCAGCAGTCCTTACAAAACATACCGGACGGACCGGAACCAGGCTTTGGTTGCGGTCTCCCCGGACGGCGAGCGACGTCTCTTAGATATTCGCCGGTATCACCACCATAGTGATGTTGTTTGTCTACTGTTGGCCAAATTGCAAACGTAATTTCCTGTTCCCCGCTCTTCGCTGTTCTATTCACGTAGTCGATGTTAGCTTCCTGATTCATTCCGCTAGGAACAACTGCAAACTCGTATGGCTGTGGGTCGTTCAAATCGATGTGACACCTTCCACCTTCACATTTTGCTTCTCGGTTGGAAATGTCTCCACCGATTGAAAGCATTGCAAGCTTGCCAGATGTCATTGCTTTCCAAACTTTACCGTCTACGTCGTAGTGGTTGAAGATATGTCCGCAGATATGTATGCCTTCTGCACCGGATGGGGCGTTCTCGAGTTTCCATGAATCAATCTTCCCAATTACCCTGTTTGTATGACCGAGCGTTACCGGCGCACCCCGCTCCAGGTATTCAGGCATACGCTTTGCAACGTCTTGAGCCGAAATTTTCTCGCCGGATTTATCTACGATGCTAACAGTTCCCCATCCACAGAACTTGCGTTCACCGGTGTCTTGCTTTTGCACAGAACTTTTCTGTTGTTGCAGATATCTGTTTCTCGCTTCGTCGTTGTATCCCATGGGTTCGCCGAACGGTTCACCCTCAACCCAGCCGCATCCTGTACAAACGCATTTTCCGTTCTTCAACGCCAGAGGGGAGCCACAATCAGGGCATTCTTTTCCGGAGCATTGTGAAGCATTCTTCGGTTTTCTTCCCGGGAAAGCCGAGGCGAAGGCACCAGGGGTTGGGGAATCAACTTTCTCTGAACTAATTCTTCTCGAAGGATTTGCTATACGGTCTGCTATTTTCCCCGCCTCAGCGGGTTCCTTGCCGGCGGCACGAGCATCCCAGTACGCGGCATCATAAAGTCGGTTTTCTCGACTCGCTTCTTGCGCCCTTGCTATAAATTCTTCTCTTGTAGTTGGCTCATCGACCTTCTCCACCCAGGTAACGTTCACATCGGCATCAGCAAATACCTTCTCACCGTGTTCCGCCTTGAAAGCTATCTCTGCTTTTTCTGTCCAGGTAAGTTCTTTGATGTTCGGAATTAGGACTTTCTCAACCTTTTCTGTCCAAGTCTTTTCGGTGCGGGATTCCATACACGCTATGTAAGCCTCATCAAAGCTGAGTCCCTCTGCTCGTTTAGCCTTGATACACTCCTGCATCTGGCGTGTTCTATTTTGCCATCTCTGTGAATTCGGTCGGGTTGCCTCTTCCTCACCATATCCGTAATTCTCTCCGGTGGAGGCTTCCTCGGCCTTCTCCGACCAAGTACCTGTTTCGCGTTCATTATCCTGCCCGATTGTTCCACGCATCTTTCCACCCCGTTGACGTATTTCCTGTTGAGCATGCTCGTCGCAAAGGGACCAAACGGTCCCGAGGACTGGGATGAAAACTCTTTTAGTGGCTGGTATATTGCATCCTTCTTCTGCGCATGTCTGGATACCGTTGCCCTTCTTCATCGGCATCGAGCGGTTACAATTCTCGCAGTAACACCAAGCTTCTTTGTCGTTGAAACCATATTGCATCGCGTAGCCGCAATCCGGACAGTTAGGACATTCAGACTTAATTGCTTTCTCTCCACCACATGAAGGAGACGCTGTTCTGTGCATTATCTCTGCGCAGTATGCTTCTTTGCCACTGCCTTTATCTTGGTTGTGTGCTACACAATCGTCGAAATCATCATACCCTGCAAACGGCATCAGTGTGCCTCCTTCGATACTATGGTGAGCGGGCCGGTTTCTTCTTTGAATGCTCGGCCTATAGCTCTTTCTGCGTAAATTGCAAGTTGTTTTCGCATGTGGTCTGCTGCTGGTCGCATGAACGGAGCTGGTACAAGACCTCTCTTATGGATTGCATTTCGAATAGCCCAAGTGGTTTTATCCAAATCCTTGCCAGTTTTACCAAGTTTTCTTGCAACCCAGGCTTTGATTGGTGCTTCAGGCGGCCACCAACCTCCGGTTGGCTGTTCACCTGATGGCCCCGCACCGAATTCAACGGGCGGAGCGTATGGCACTTGTGTGTATACACGCGTTTCGCCTTTCGGGATACGCGTCAAATCAACGTTGATGTTATCCATCAGAAAACCGGTGTCTACGTTGTCGTGAGCGATAAGCGTTTTCACTGCATAAGCCTGTCCGTCGAAAGCTGTGTCTGAAAGAGCTTGACCAAGCCATTTTGTCACTTTGGCCATCATCTTTTTGTCCACGCTATGCGTTACCAACGTTTCTATCATCGCTTTTTCATGCTCCCGCTTTTGACTGCTGTGTGTCTGCAGTTGATGTGTGGCTGCCAGTCTCTGAACTGCCAACCTGCTTTGTTGAACTTCACTGATTCCTCCTTAATGATTGTCTTCAGCCTTTCGAGAGGAACACCGTTTCCTTCTCCTTCTTTACTCACACGCTCTTTGATGAGCTTGCAAACGCCTGATGTGCGATTATCGTTTGGTCCGACCCATTCATACAGCCAGTTGTTCTTCGGGTCACTCTGGCGGAATGCAAGTTCTCGTCCGGACAAAACGAATGAGTGCGATTCGGTTCTGGCGATACGTTCTAGCTTATATCGCTCACCGTTCACTATGTTACGCATCGCTTTAACGATGTTGTCAACGGTTGGTTCCGTACTCGACAGAACGTCTTTCACTGCTTGGCTCAACTTGTCGCTCAGCGTTTTCTGAAAGTCTTTGAACGCACCCCAAACTGGGCTGCGGTTAATCATGCTGATGTACTTTTCATCGGGCGGAGGAACATATGCTTTTGTCACAGCACTTGTGTGTCTGTAGCCATAATCCAGAGCATATCGAAGGTTTGTTTCAACCGCTCGTTTCAAGCCCTCTTCCATCGCCTTGCTTGTTTCTTGTATCCACTCGGTTCGGTCTTGTGTAGAGAATCTTGGTTCTGCTGCTTCCCAAACCGCTTCGATGGCTTTTTCAAGGGCTTTTGTAACATCATAAGCTACGTTAAGCGTACCGCCCGCCTTCTCTACTTTCCCGAAATACTCTTCTCCGCCCATCAACTCATAACAGATTTGCTTCGCTTCGTCATATTCCATGCCTTCGTTGAACCAAAGCTCGTTGTTGATACATGCTTCGAGATTTGTTGGCGGAGCTTTGTACACTGTTTCTTGGATGATTCGGCTCGACTTCGTTGGTGTTCCACCTTCGCTTGGTGCACCAGCTCCACCAGTTGGCTCGGGTGATGAGCCACCTTGTCCCTGAACGTTTCTAGCTTCGTTTGGAGGGCTGGGTTCAAACTGCCCCGCTGCTGGTACCGCTGTTGGTTCGGGTATAGGTGCACGGCTATATTCGAAATCACCATACTCATCAAGCGTGACTTCGAAGCCCATCGATTTCATCGCTTGGGCGTTTTGAATCTTCATCTGGTCTCTTTGAAGTGCACGCATCTCATCTTGCTCTTCAGGCGGTAAGAGTTTAGGCTGATGTCCTGTTACGCCGAGGATGCGACAGATAGCTGGGAACAGGATTTTGTTGTACGGATATTGGCCTCTCTCAGCCGCTCTGTTCGTGACGAGAACCTGCATACCTTCGTTGTTCAAACCTCCGCTTGAACTTGTATCGGCAAGGAATACGTTGCTCACACCGAAGAACGCTGATATACGCTCTCTGAGCTCATCGCGTGTGTTGCTATATTCCATCTCCTTCATATCAGGCATCAACGGCACAAACTCCAATCCCGCCTTACCCTCCGAAGTAGCTGGTTCGACTGTGATGATTGGGATGTACTGTGGGTCGGTGCGAACCTTCTCCATCTCTGCAGCCCAAACAGCATAAAAGCTATCGGGATTCATCGTTGAAGCAACACCGATACCTTTTGGCATACGTCCCTTCTCCCAAAGAGCCCGTTGCCATCTTGTCATATACACAAGCGCAGCCATTTCATTCCAGAGAATAACAGCTGGCGGTGCTTGACCATAAAGCAGGCTTGGCTGGTACTTGCTTACGTGATACACCTCTCCTTCGACGAACGCCTGTCCGATATCTCCGCCCCCAAGCGTCGCGGTTCGGCTCTTCTCGGCAATGAAATGAACGTCGAACAAGGGAAGATTGCACTTCGGGCACATCTTCGTCTTATCTTTCTCTAACACTTCGCGGTGTTGGAGACACGTAAAGAGCATCCCGCCTCTCTTACCCGTGTTATCCGCGACAATCCTCATCACACGCGGGTCACCGCTGATAATCTCAACTATCTCGCGCTTTTCGATTGAACCATCGTTGTTTTGGTGATAGCGCTGGCGAACAATCATATACCCGTCATCAACGGTGTTCATGTCGTCTTCAATCTCTCCAAACACCGCAGTGATGTCTTGATGATTTTCGTTACAAGAGCGCAAAAGCGCATCCATAAAGTTTGTTTCTTTCTGCGGTGGCGGTTCCATATCTCCGCCACATTCCTCGCACACACTCTTATCCGGGTCTAGATTGTCATACTCCTTCCCACAAAGAAGACACTTCGCGCTAAAGATTTCCGACCATTCCCATCCGCGTCGGAAGATTTGATTGCGTAGCTCCTTCTTACACGTTGCCGCTACTGAGCAGTCCCGCATGATTGCGAACAGCTCATCTACTGATTGTGGATATCTTGGGATTTGAATTTTCGAATCTTCATCCGCCCGATAAACATCTGCAAGCGGTCTACCAGCAGCTTCACGACCGGCTTTCGTGAACATTTCATACCCGGCCATACCCTTACGAGCTTTCGTTAAGCTACCGCTTGTGATGAAATCTGCGAAGCGTTCTCTCAGCGTAGCCACTTACAGCGCCTCCAGAATGTTGAGATATTCGACGAGCTTCGGAAGGTCTACCGGGCTGTTTTGGACAAACCTGTCTGGCTTATCTACGATAGCATATGCTTCTTCGCAGTATGTATCCAAAAATTCCCATGTCATCTGCTGCCTTCTGCCCCACGTTACGCAGATTGGGCCAGTGTTGTTATAGGCAACAATGTAGATGCAATGACCGCCGACGATGTTCGAATCCGGAACAACAGTCCAAGGTTGCTCCTTGTTGAACTGTGTTATCGCAGATTCCGGTACGTCGATGCCAATGTATCCGCCGCCCAGAAGAAATGTTGCATAGCAGAATTCGTCATGGTTTTTCCAGTCTATACCTGCGAACGCAAATATCGCGTATACGTTCTTTGCAGTCTTCCAGCCGTATGAACGCCAATCGTTCAACGAATCAAGCATCACAAGCCCGTTATCTGGATGCCTGCAACATCCGCCGCCCTGCTCTATCCAATACTCTTTAAGAACTTCGGCGGTCGTTATTGGAAGGATTATCTTCTGTTCGAAATACTCCGCCCTCAGCGTCCAGTTAGCTCGACCAGCGATAACGCAGTCTCCCCACGTATCGTTGCCGAACATCTGTGGCAGGATGTCTGCGTGAAGATTGAAATCGACATCAAACTGACCTGGTAACGGCGGAAGAGCTGCAACGTTGAGAATGTTTGTAAGCTTCAATGTCCTCTTATCCACCCTTGCTGGGAGTCTGCCTAGTCTCATCGGTACAACTCCTCCGCGCGGTCACATGGAATGCATGAATGGATGGGAAGAACGCCGTTCGGGCAAAATGCGCCATATCCGCAAACCGGGCAGCTAGCATAATACCAGTAGACTATATGTGTCTGCCATTGAGCTGGCGGATAAGTGAATGAGTTTCCGAACGTGATTCCCTCATCATACATCATTTCGGTTCCCCCATGTCAATTGTGAACGTAGCGGTTTCTTCGGCTCGTTCGGGGCACGTTTCATGACGTGCATAGAAAGTTCTTGTGCATAGATGCGTTGGGATTTTATCCTCGTTTGTAAACACACGTCCGCAGATAAAGCACACTGAAACCGTCTTAACCGATGTTGGTGTGTCTTTCGGTTCTTCCGTGTGCGGTTTTCCGAACAACGCTTTCCAGTTCACACAATCGCCCCCAAATCATCGATGTTGATGTTCGTCGAACGTATGCCTCTGTGCTTCAGTCGTTCAGTTGCATACCAGAGTGCGTCAAGCATATCATCGTGCCCGCCGGTTGGAAATTCGAGATATTCCCCAACAAACTCCTGCATCTTGTGATGGAGAAGAATCCTTCCGCCTTCGAAAAATGCACCCAAGCTCATCAGCTTCTGCACCTTATCAGTCTTCGCAATTTGAGGCACAACTGGAAGGCTTGTACTCCTTCTTAATTCCTGTACAACAGCCAACTGGTAGCTGTTACTTTCGATTGCAATAGCTTCCGGATTGAACTGTTCAGCCTTGGACTTGATAATCCTTAACGCTGTTGGGAAGTCTACGTGTGAACGGAAAATGTCCAGCACATACCACTTACCTTCCTTGACGCCGAGTGTTACGCCAGCGGTATAATCGCCCGTTGTTCTTTGCGTGATAGCTAAATCCCAGCCCTGAACTACACGTTCAAGGTCTCCGGGAATTTCGTCATAATACCTCAACCACTCACGCTTGAAAATGTCTCCGCCCTGCCTAACGTCCCAATCACCGTTGAGCAGTTGGGCTTGTGTGACAGGGTCGAGTTCTTTGAGTGCGAGAATATATTCCGCTTGGTCCAGGTACGGATTATCTGCTAACCCGGCTGGAATGAATATGCGGTCCAATGATTTTGGCTGCTTCACGAATTTTTGTCTTACCCACTCGTGCCCAACTCCACCAGGATTGCTTGTAGAACGCATGCGGATGGGCACCACGGAATCTTTCAACCTTCGTAATCTCGAGAATAGGTATTCATACTGACTTTCGGTGAACTGTGTAAGCTCATCGAAGCCAACAAACTGGTGCTGTGCGCCCTGGTACTGGTATTTGTCATTCTCACTTTCCAAATATCCGAACGAAAGCATCGCACCGTTTGGAAACACCCAGCGCCGTTCCATCTCACTCCATTTAGCATCAGTCTCCATCAGCCATTCCTTTGACATTGGAATAAGCCCGTTCGACTGGTTGAGCATCGTGAACGTACGTCTAAGAAGCAGCGCGCTATAGTCTGGCTGGTCGACGTACTGGAGCGCGCACATCAAGAGACCCATGCTCTTACCGCCACCAGCTGCTCCACCATAAAATGCTTCGCGTCCGTTATAAAGCATCAGCGCAGCCTGTTTAGGAGTTGGGACGGCTTTGATGTACTTCGTCATCCTAGGCGTGGTAATTTGTTCCAGCTGCCTTAATTTCTCCTTCGGTAGGGACGACACCCACTGTGGCGAGTACAGAGAGGATGGAGGCAATTCGGTCTGCGTTGGGTTCAACGGTTTTCACCTCCACTTGAAGTGGTTCGTGGGATGAGTGTATATTGATGTCACGTTTAAGGGCGTATTTATCCGGCTGCGTGCGTTCAAGGTACCATGCGGCAGCTTGCCACGTTCCTGACGCAGCGGCGTTCTCAATCGTCTGTAACTTACGCTGCGTGCACCTCGCCTTAGCCGCATCAACCGCTAGCGCAAATTCCGTATAATCCTCGCGGCTCTCCTTTCGTCCCTCAGCGAGCCAGTTGTAGTAAGTCGGAATGCAAATCTTCACGAGGTTGCAAGCTGTTTCTGGGTGTGCACCTGCTTCAATTGCTGCGCAGAGCTGCTCCTGCAACTCTGGCGTTAATTTACTCGGTCGTCCCATCTTACCCTCGTGTTATTAATCCCGGTGAGGGTTTACGAGTTCTAGTCTCAGCGTCCCGAGACCTCCTCACCGGGTGTCGGGCCGTCCGCTCGTACGGATTCCCGACGCGGTATATTTTGTTAATCCGATATTTCTGTCCGCTGAGGGCAGTCATATCGGAGATTTGATTCTGTCTGACGTCGTTCGGTTGAACAACGTCGACACGGAAGAAGTCGTGTTGCCTCCGCCCAGTTTATGGGTCAGGACTTACGTTGCGCTTCTTCCCGTAGTACTAACGCAGATGAAGGGGGAGTATAGGTTGGTATATAAACGATATAGGTTGGACAAAGGTTTGGTCACCTGCTGAGAGAGCATCTCCCGTGGTCCTACAGGAAACGATGTGTGAACGTCCTTCCCTCCTCCTCTCCGTAAACCCGAGATGAACTTGTCAGCATTAACTTTCTCTCCTAGCCTATCCTAATCCCCTCCTCCGAAGGAGAGGAGGGGATTAGGACGTAACATCTTCTCTCTCGTTACGTACATCCCATCCCTTAAGAGGGATGGGACGTAACATCGAACAGACGTACATACATCGAATCGACATCACATCAGAGAGAGCAGTCATCGTTGTTGTTTAAGAGGGTACGGTGGATTGGTAATAGTCTATACCATATCACTAGTTCTTCGCCTTCCATGAGGGTGGGGTATATATAACATTTAACGTTCACTAGATGTTTGATATACTCCCTTGTAAAACCTTGTTCCTTTGAGTTCCTAAAGAAAGCAGGTGATTACAGCATCTATGTACTACATCAGTTAGATTTTCATTTCTCCATGAAAGTACAAGGTGGGTTTGATGAGGTCCTGCTCCTCCACGCGGTTAGCTTTTTTAGGTTTGCAGCTAGTAGGAGTACACGTACACCCTCCTATGGAACCGACGGAACACCGACTCTAATTACTCGACCCTGACTCAAACGTGACA